CATAAGAAACTCCTATCAGAGAGCCGTGACCCCGGTGAAGGTCCAGGTGTCATCCTCGCTGGTGTTGAAAGCGTAGCTAGCCGAAGCAGGCACCGCGTTCACAACGAGGACATCGCCCAGATCCAGAGCGGCCTGCGCACCAGCCGTCAGCGTCGAGTCATCCGAAGCGTCCTGGTACTCGGTACCGGTCTGGGTCGGGATCGTCACAACGCCGGTCTCGGTGTTGAACGTGGGAACCGTCGGGGTAAGCAGGGTCACCGTGCTGGCAACCTTGCGGACCACGATAGCCGACTTCAACTTGTTGAGCGCACCCGAGCAACGAGTCTCGATCAGGAACTTCAGGTTGTTGTAGTCGATGTCGAAGTCGTCAAACATGTTGACCTCTCCGCCACGATCGGTGCCGATCACGTAGTCGATGGGGTTAACCATGATGCCGACCAGATCAGCCTCTTCCTCCATGACCTCGACAGGCACGATGGCAGCGACCCGAAGGTCCAGAGCCACCTCAGCAAGCGAGTTGTAGAGACGGCGGCCAGTGGTGTCCTTCAGCAGAAGGAACTTGGCGATGTACGTCTCGGTGGTGAAGAAGGTGGGCAGACCAGTGCCCTTGTAGAACCGACGGTTCAGGATAAGAGCGTCGACGATCTCCTGCACGGAGGAGCTACCGTCGTCGATGTTCACATTGACCGTGGTCGTGAACAGCTCATGGTCGGACGCGATCGGGCGGATGTTCTGCTCGTTGATCTTGTCCTGGTGGGAAATATCGCGACCGTCGCCGATCATAGCAGCGCGAGCCAGCTCCTCGTCGAGCATGATCCGCATCTCACCCTTCACCCAGGTGACCACGTCGAAATCGGTGATGTCGATGACATCGTCCCGATCAAGCTTCTGCTTCTTGTAGATCGTGGTCGGGGTGGTCGAACGACCAGTGACCTGGAAGAACTCCTCACGCTTCAGGTTACCCTTAACGTAACCCTTGGCACGAGCCTCTTCCGGGGTGATGTCCGCGGAGATGGTCTTGATCCGAGAAAACGGGCTCTTGGTCGTGGACGAGAGGAAGTTATCCACCCACTCCGTACGACGCTTGTTCCACTGCGGGGTCCCGTCGAGAGCCTGCGCCTCGGGGAACAGGACATCGATGTCCGTGATGCCGTGAGCAAGCGCGTAGTCTTCCACGGCGTGCTTCAAAGATCCGCCCTTAGCAGCAGCGGCGATAACCTCTTTCATGGCGTCATGAGAGAGGGTCTTCTTGGTGTCCTCGGTACCGCTCTCGAAAACATTGTGCTTCATGTCTTTATTTCCTTTCGAATCATCCGAACCCGTGGTAGCGAGGGCTTCGCTAACCAGGTAATCAAGTGCGGCCCGCTGAGCATCCGTCATAGAATGCACGATCGGAGCAACATCCTCTTCATTCTCAAACGTCAGAGCGTCCTGCTCAAGCTCACCATCTTCGTCATCGCCAGCCTCTTCGAGAGCCTGCCCGACCAGAAAGTGAACAACAGCCTGCTGCTCTTCGGTCATATCGTCATAAACTTCCTTGACGGTAGGCCCATCGCCCTCGTCTTCGGTACCCATATCTTTCTCCTTGGTCTCGGTTGAGGTTGCGGTGTCCGAGTGGACAATAGTCAACCCGGTGTAGATGATAGCCTCATCCTCAAGCTCGGTCTCGTAGTCCGGATCGCCAGAATGCTGAATGACAACATTCTTGATCAGGGCCTCGGGGTTCGCGCCCGAGAGAACGAGGCTAAGCTCACGAATAACGCCATGAAGCACGTGACCGCCACGCTCAACCAGCTGGTTAGCCCAGATAGAGAGAGCGGTAATGTCCTTGTGCTCGACTAAAGTGCGAGCGTGCGCTGCTTTAGTGGTGGCGTTGAAGTAGCAATCCGCCCAAACGCCCTCAGGCTTATTGGTTAAGATAGCATGCCCCAACACATTCTCGACATCACTATGACCGTGCTGCCAAACAAGAGGAACGGTTGCCCCATCCTGATGCTGAAAGGAATTGGCCATGATGGTACGACCATCACCGCACTTAATTCCAGCCTTAGTTGCCCAACCACTGAAGTCGGGTTTAGAATCAACTCCCATTTTGATTGTCCTTTCTCAAATCTTCACTAGGATCTTCCGCTAACGGCATGTTGCTATTTCGAAGCTCATCCGCTTTCGGATCTTTAGAGGGAGAGATCCCCATAAAGCTTCGAATTTCATTTGCCGAAAGAATCTCATTACGAGAGAACTTGTCGGCGATAACTGCAATCTCAGACAAAGGCACCAGTTTGAATGGGTCCTTGAAGTAGCGAATTCGTTCGCCTTCACGAATACCCGATATGCCCAAAAAGGATGTTTGCATGGATTCGACAATCGCATCGAGTATTGGCTCAATGGTCCTGCTCCAATAATTCAACATTACGGCCTCTGAGGCGGTCCCGCTCATAACGTCTTTTGTTATACCTAACTGGTCGTAAAGAGTTTCAGTTAAGTACTCAATCTGTTTAAGGAGATTGTTCTCAGCAGGTCGATTAAGCTGTGTAATCTTCTCGGTTCCATCGGTGTAAGCAATACCATACTGGCTGCTCTTTAGCTGGAACTCGATTTCTTCTCGTCGCTGCTCTGCTTGCTGTTTTCTAGCTTCAGATTTAACCACATAAGGAAGCTGAATGATTAAATCGAGTCTATTAGCGCTAGAAGCAGCATCGATTTCATCCAACAGGCTTAGCTTACTAATTAAGCGTTGGAGAGTAGAGTTTGGTTCGTTTATAACGGAATATAAAGGGTTATAGACAAGACCGACGAACTTCTTCGCCAGTAATATCTCTTCACGTTGCCCTTTTCTATCGTTGTACACAGAAACACGGACGTGTTCCGGGTACCACTGCTTAACTTCACCAACGCGAATGCTTAGATAGCTACTGGTTTCCCCGTCAGGAGTCATAGTAACGTCGACTGGAACAACCGCAGCAGCCCCCTTGTCCAACATCGTCATAACAATGTCTTGGAAGAAAGCCCGAGGACCCTGGTCCATGTTTGGTTCAAAATTAAGTCGTTCGTTTAGTGTCCCATCAATGTCGTCTATATAACGATCGTCCTTATCAATCTTAACGTGCCTGATTTTTATACCAGAAACGTCAATGCTGATACGATTGTATATGGAAGATATGATAGATCTTTCAGAACTGTACCTGCGCCTAGGAATGTGTGGTATCTGAGAGGTAGACGGCCCCGAAGGAGTTATGACATCTTTAGGTGTCTGCTGACTATTGGTAAATGCATTCCAAGCTTTAGATAAGCGGTCAAACATACCCAATTTTATTCACCTCCTTAGGGGATCGTTTACTACTTCTACTATGATGTGTACCATTTTGATTCATTCGAAGGCTTCTTTGTTTCGCTTGTAAGCAACCCAAGCATCCATCAAAGCAGCAACGTTATCAATCTTTTCTTCTTTACGTTTCTTAAGAAGTTTACGGTTACCGTTAGTATCTTGCAGGGTAATTGCATTACCCATAGTGAAACTCATAAGATCCTGATCGAAGATTAGCATTCGCTCGCCGCTCAGAGTCTTAAGTTCACCGAGAGGAACCGATTCGGTCTTCGCCCCCTGCAAAACCTTCTCAACACCATACGGACCATTCTCGATTTCCCAGCGCTCAACGAATTCTTTAGCGTTGTATGGATCAAACCCGAAAGTTCGAACATCATACCCGGCGTTTATTATGAATTCATCGAGGTCATCGTAGACCTGCATCATGTCAAGAATAGCACCATCTAAGATGTGAAGAGAGCCTTCGGTTATGAAGTCTTCATACTTCATTCGAATTGCTGCTGGTAAACGCATTAGCGTAAGCGAAGTAATGTAGCTTCGAGTTTTTACGCCGTAGAAACCCCTTGGGAGAGGAAACAAGAAAGTAAACGCACAGAAGTCGTCACCCTGCGAAAGGTCTGCACCCAAAGAACAAGGCATCTTCCAGAACTCACGTTGAGGGTGTGGTATAGTTTCTTCGTAAGTGAAGAAGTACGTGAACCCCTCCATTGGGATGCCGAATCGCTTAGCGAGAATGTCGTTTCTAGATGCCGGAGCTTTCTCAGCTCGCTCAACATCAAGATGATATGTGTCGTACGTAACCGTTATACCAATGTTCGGATTGGCTTTCGGCCACATTGCGGGGTCGCTAACTTCTTCCAATTCATCCAACTTGTAATGCCAGATTGAGACATGAGGAGCTTGGTACTCTCCTTTAAGAATGCTAGCTAACTCCATCTTTATAGTGTCGCCAGCGCCGTTTCGAATCGTACCTTCCGAGCTAACCGCAAGAATAAGGTAGTCGTCAACTTTAGACGCGCCCTGTTCAATTGCGCCGACAACGTCTTCACGAATGTCACCAGAAAGCCACTCATCCACCGTCGAGACTTTTGTTCTAAGTCCCTGCAGCTTGGTTACAGCCATAGGACGGATCTCAAGAAAAGACCCGGTCATAAAGTTCTCAATACCCTTTTTAGTTGACGCAAGTTTTACTCTATTAGCTCGGCTACCTGTGGTATTCTGAAGAGATCCTTCAGTAAGGAACTTAAACAGAGGGCCACGCGCCCTAGTTATCGCCGTGCGCATAGGCGTAAGTACTTCTTCAGCCTGTTTCATGGTAGGAGAAGTGGTTATCTGGTGGGTAGTGGTCGTATCCACAATAAGGAAGTAGGCTTGGATCAGAGAGGCGTAAATAGACTTAGCGGCGCCTCGTGCCACGATCAAATACTGCTTATTAGTAAGCCTTTTTCGTATTGTTTTTGTTACGTATTTACCTGGTTGACCGTCTTTTCCTGGCTTATATACACTACGATCCACGAAATAATACCAACAGAAAATTTGCTCAGCCCAAACCTTGAATATATCAAGAAGATAAAGGTCTGAACCATCAGTCAGTGTTAATTCATTTTCTGCAAATTTAATGAAACCCTCGACTGCGTTTTCATCGTAATATATATTAGGATTCTCGATAAGCGCATCGATACGGTTCATTTCCGCAGAAATTTCTCGGTTTACCGGAATTTCACCAGATAAGACTTTCCTACGATACTCTTTGTAATAGGTTGGGGTGGCTTTATTGTCTAGAACTAAACTCATAAAGCTGCCTCCAATCTATTTACTTGGTTAACTAACGGCCTTAAGTAACTTCTCAAGTTTATTAGCGTCTAAAACGTTACCGGGCATTGGGTACTTAGTATTTAACTTCCGCTTAAGGAAATGACTCCCAAGAGTAGACGCCGTTTCTGTCCCAACTTTACGCATCGTGCTACCAACAAAGCCTTGACCCTTTTGCTGCGTCTTGACCTGCGCCGGAGTCTTAGCTTTCGCTGGCGTATCTTTAGGAACCTTCGCTACGACGTAAGACGCAAACTCGGTCTCAAGTTTAAGTCGCTCGTTCAAGCGAACTAACTCATCGTTGGTTAACTTAGTAGTCTTGTAATTCTTGTTCACACCAATACTATTGATGCTTTTCTTCATAATGCGCTTAGCTCTACGCTCACGGTAGGCGCGCATGAAGTTGTCTTTGCGGATACCCCAC